GGAGTACGTTCGAACATTTTCAAACCGTTAGGAACATCAGTCAACAAGAACCATGCATTTACGTCGGTCAAGAAGTGGTTAACTGTGTAACCTTCTGGAACAGCGCCGTTGTTCTTAATTGCATTGATATCGTTGTTGTTTGTGCCAACGCGGAGGTTAGTCTCGAGCAAACGAGTAGCAACGAACATCAATGAAGGAGGAACAACTAACTTGCGTGGCTTAGCTGCGATCAAGAGACCGCGTTCATCAGTCCAAGCTGCGATTTGAATCACAGCTGCTTCCAATGAAGTTTCGTTCAAGTCAACAGGAGTTGTAGGAGCGTTGTAGTTAACACCACCAGAAACTAGTGAGTGACCTACAGCAGTACCTGAGCTGTTAACACCGAACAAAGAAACGTTATCACCACCTAAGTAAGAACCGTTGAAACCGTTGTTGAGAACGGAAGCACCTTTAACTTGCTTGGTGTATGACATGGCGCGAGCCAATGCTTTAGTGTAACGAGCAGACAAGCTGTCGTACAAGTTATCTTCAATCGCTTCTTCAGTGATCGAGAAACCTAAAGCAATAGTTTCATGTGAGTAGCGTGCAGTGAATGCTTCTTGTGCTGTATCGTAAGAAATAGCACCGCCTTCATTCTTAACTGGAGCTGCGGAGAAACCAGAGAGTTTGGTTTCTTCTTCGAATGAACGCTCAGAGCTTTCGATTTCAAAAAGTTCTTTGTGTTCTTCGCCGTAGCGCTTGTACTCTAATCCGAACAATGCGTTCAGTCCTGGGAGCAACTCTTTTAGGAGCTGCGAGCGTGAAATAGCCATTATTTAGCTCCTTTATTAGTTAGTTGTACCAGCAGACTGATAGTACTGATGCACGCCAAAGTTTAATTTAACGATGCAATCGGTATATGCGTCACCGGGGTTAGATGGGAAATTGCCGCCGAAAGTAGAGCTGGAGTTAACCAAGTCAACAATCTTAACAGCCAATGCATTGGTGTTAGCGATAGTAGCTGACAATGCAACTAAAGAGTTACCAGAAGTTGTATTACCAGTTGCGCCGCCTGTACCAGCTGCAAAGTTTGCCAATGCAACAGTCTTACCAATAGAGCCATAGCCAACAGAACCTAAGCTTTGAACTTGGTAGAGTTGATCTGGGTCTTCGATAACACGGATAAAAATGTTAGTGTAGCCAGCTGTAACAGCATTAGCAGGCAAGTACTCAGCATACAAAGGATAGCCGAGTTGCTGGCCAGATAACTGGTAGCGAACACCAACGCAAACACCAGCGATACCAGCAGAGCTAGTAGTTGGTGTAGAAGTTACAACAGTAGGTTGTCCAGCTGCAGACGCGCCTAACTGCACCAAGTCGCCGGTAAAAATAGCGGCGCTATTGTTTGTGGTCAACAAATACTCACGGATTGTTCCGCCAGTAAAGGATTGACCGCCGATCAAACTGACCGGTTTAAGCCCGTACGGGGCCGATACTGTGCTCATAAAAAGCTCCTTAGATTAGAAATTATTTACTGCCATTTCCAAAACCACCACGGCTTGTTGAACTTTTACGCTCGCTAAACAGAGGCATTCTTGGATCGTTGTTGCGCATGTAATGATTGTCCACAGAATCCATTTGAGCCCTTGCTTGATTATCAAAGTACTGTTTTCTAGATTCCAAGTATTCGGTAGAGACCTTGCACAACATTAAGCCTCCAATTTCTACGTTGCCGTTTTCGTTGCCTTGCACCATTAGTTCTGGATGGTCTGCAGCTTTTACTGGTTCCCAACCTTCACGGAAACGTGTTGAAACGTTTGTTTGGTTAGACTGACCTAATATTGCTGTAGCAATCCATCTAAAACTATAGCCTGGTTCCGGTGTCGGATCAGGTAATGCGCTAGAAGGTATGTAAACGTTGCGGGTTGTTTTTTCACGAGTTTCAATCTCGCGTGGATTACGTGTATTAGCCATTTTTGGCCTCCTGTTTTAAGTATTCTTGAGCATAAAGATCGCGGGGGATTCCTAACCTATCGGCAAGTGCTGCTGCCGAAGCGGATATCTTGACTGACTTCTTGGCCCCCGTAGTACGAGTAGCAGAAGCAACAACCGTCGATGGCTTCTTAGCTGGTTCCGAAGTCTTGCGACTTTCAGGTTCCTGGAATACTTCCGGGAATACACTTTTTAAGCGGCCGTCAATGCGGTCGAAATATTCATCACTTCGAGGGTCGACACCCGTCGAGACTAGCTTTTGGTGCAGTCCAAGAGCGAAGGCTGTCATATCTTCGTACCCCGGAGATCCGAACCACTGGTTTTTTGCTTGCCAGCGCAAGGTCTTTTCGTCGGTCTGGGGTGTATCTTGTCCCGATGTTTGTAGTTGTACAGGAGTTTCGTAGTTTTGTAAAGGGGTTGGCTTGAAATTTTTTGCTGCTTCTTTTTCAAACATAGCCTCAGTCAATGCCTCATTAGCTGCAATGATGGCATCAGTGTCGTAGGATTCCTGTGCTTCTTTCAATTTACGGCGCGCAGCATCGAGTTTATTCTCTGCTGCTGTCTTCATCATATCTTGATAGGTAACTTCGCCTGTCTGTACGTACTGCTTCAAGCGTTTGTTCTCTTCAAGGACTTGCTGTGCTAAACGTAAAGCCTCTTCCCGTTGACGTTCCGCTGCTTCTTTTGCACGACGTTCGTCGTGGCGAGCATGGGTCAGTTCTTTGATTCGGCCCTGCACACCTTTGGTGTAGCCTTCGATTTCTTCCTCAGAAGGATCTTCAACTTCACGGTTAAGCGGCTTGGCAAATCGGTCTTTCTCGGGGGTATCATCCTCAATAATGATGTCTGTTTCTTCCCCTTCTACGGAAATATCCAGTTCATCTGTAGGATTATCCAGAGGATTTACGCTATCCACCTCATCTGGAAACTTAAATTCTTGTGCCATAAACTACTCCTTAATAAGCACCGAAATAACGCTCGGTGTGTACGTTTGACTTGCGCCGGTTCCATTCGGCGGGTACTACTTGTAAGTTGCTAGCTACGCTTAAACCGCCTTTTGACACAGGAACAATGTGGTCTACATGCCAAGAAAAGCCTGTAATAGCGCTGCGCTTACGCATAAGATCGACTGCTTCAGTAAGAACTAGCCTGTCAAACTCGGGTAAGTTCTTTTCAAAACTACGGCGAACTATCTGGTATCTAAGTTTTGCTTGTTTTCTAGCTTCAGAAAGCGGTTTAGCACTTCTACGTTTTTCATATGCTGCCTTACCACCAACTGCTACATAGGCTGCGTCTTCTTTCCGTTTTTGTGCTTTACCTTTTTCAGAAGAGTAATACTTTCGTTTAGCCGCTTTAACCTTTTCAGGGTTTGCGGCTCTCCAAGCTCTAAGATATTCAGTTCTAGTACGCACGCGTGATTCCCCTTGGGTCCTCGACAACTGCTTCTACTTGGTCGTCGTTGATAATCCGAAACTCTTTTCCGTAAATCATTACACGGGTTCCTGAGTACGCCCGAGTGATAACAAAATCACCCTCTTTACACCAAGCACCTGTTGGAAATTTTGTTTCGTCTTTATAAGCGAGATCGCCAATCTTTAAAACAAATAAAACTGGAGAAGTCTGTTCTTCGATCTTCATAGTTTCTTTTGCTTTTTTAATCAGTGAGTTCTCGAACTCGTCCTTAGCTTCAATCAGAGCGCATAAAATTTTCCACCCTTTTGGATCAGGTAGTTGTTTTGCTGCTTGCTCATTAGCGATATCTGCTTCGTCCATTGCTGCTTGCTCCGCCTGTGAAGTTGGAGATACTACGCCCGGTGGCAGGATTAACCCTTCCGGTGGTAATGCGATGGTTTCACTCATCGTTGTCTTCTTTCAGTTTGTCAGCGAGGTCAAGTAAGTGGCGCTCTGCGAAAGCTAGACCTCGAATCACTCCGCAAAGCTCTTTGTACTGCTCAAAGCTAGAACACTGACCATTTGCCAAATCATCAGTGTAGTTGTTCATATCTGTGCGCAACTTGTCACGCATTGCGGCTACGAACTGAGCCGTTAGTAGATCGATCACTCTTCAGTGCCTCCTTCAGGGGTTTGGTGTTGCTGTAAAAGATTAGTCTGGTGCTTAAACAAATCCGCCGCGGTATCTATCTGTTTGTGCTTATCCTTTTGAGCAATATCTGCAACTTTCAAAAGGCCTTGTGTAGCATTAGTACGGAAGGTATCGTGGTGCATTTGTTGCTTATCAATAAAGTCTGTAGCAACGCCAACAGCTTTCTGCACTTTTTCACTATGCATTTGCTGCGCCTTAAGTTGCAGTTCTTGTTCACGGAATGCATTATCAGCTGCGTCTTTTGCTTTCTTGCGTTCAAGTTCACCTTGTTTAACTTGCTGATCAATTAACTGTGCTTGTAGAACAGGGTCTTGGGCATTTTGCTGTGCTTGTTGCTGAGCAGCTGTAGCTTGGCTTTGGGCCAATACTTGTGGGGCAGCTTGGGCGACCAAACGAGAAATCTGAACTTCAAGGCTTTGTGGGATATCGTCTTCTGGATCAGGTAACGGAGCGCCCAAGGCAGCTTCGATCTTAGCTCTATAAGCGTATCCAAGGTGTTCTGCAATATGTGATTCCATTGCAGCTTGAATGGCTTGTGCCTGTGGGTTCTGCCCAATCAACTGCATAATTAACGGGTCTTGCATAGCAGAAGTGTGGACCTTAATGTGCGCTTCGTGGTCCTGATACATAAACGCTTTCATTGGCTTACCTTTAAGGGCGGCCATATTTTCTGCTACAGGGTCACGGGGCTTCTGGTCATCATCCAAAGGAACAAGTTTGTCGGCATTCTTAATACCAATAACATCAAGCATTTGCCGATGTAGCTGTGGAAGATTGTAGATTTGTGGTGCTGATTGCGCAAGCTGAATAACGGCTTGGTATTGGACTACCCGTTGTGACAACGTAGCTGCATTAGGGTCTGAAACTGGGATTACATCAACCAAACTGTAGTCAGATTTTTTGGCAGAAACAGGGCCTTCTTCTGGTTCGTAGTTATAGTCTTCTTCAGTATAGTCGCGGATAATACCGGCTAGCAGTTTTAGTTCTTGGCGAAGTGCATAATGCACACGAGCCTGAACCGCGCTCATTACTTTCAGCGTTCTTTCCAGAATAGCCAATGTTGTACCGACAGGTGCGTTGGCTGACATGTCAGCAACTTGCATATCAGAAGTAGACGCAAAGCGACGACCTTCTTCAATAATCTTATCCATCAAACCAGCTAATACTGCAGATGGCTCTTTGTAAGGAAGTGGCAGAATGTTGTCACGGATTGAACCAGAACCAACGTCAACGTCACGGAACTCGCCCGGCGCTATAGGAGTATCGTCGCCTTTGATTCTTAATCCGCGAGACTTAAGGCCACCTGGTAAATTGGAAAGAGTACCGGCATCAACCAACTGACGCAAAATAGAAGTGGCTGACTTAGCAAATCCACCAATAAGGTGAAAAAGACCAAAGCCATAAGCGCCATATCCGGGGATGTATTGGTAATGTACGAAATGCTGCCTTTTAAGTTTAAGGTCATCGTCTTCTTTCCAGTTTCTGCGAATTGCCAGAATCTTGTTTGAGCCGCGAATTAATGTAACTACGTAAGGCAGAGCAATTCCAGTTTTCTCTCCGTCTTCTTCATCTTCATAACCGGGCAAGTCTAAATCGACGTGGCACTCATACAACTCGTAGCGCTCGTCATGGGTTGCAGTAAATCCTGTTTCTTTGTCTTTCTTTTCCTGAATCTCTGTACGGAAACGCTGTGGCTCACCAACATCAATATCACGGTAAAAGCCAGCGTACATTAGTTTGGTCAGCTCATTCTTAGTCTTATACATGCGGTGCGTTACACGGTAGCATGATGCAATCTCACTGGCGCCATATGGAAGAATAATGTCTTCAGCAGGAATAAAAATAGAAATCTGACGGCCAATACTTGGGTCGTAATAAACCTTCTTAAAAGCAGAACCAGCAGATGGTAAGTTCCATAGCATGCGTTCATGCTCATTACGGAACTCAGGCATCTTTTCAGTCAGCTGGTAGTTCATGTCTTCTTCTACGCGCTGAGCAGCTTCAATTTTTTCTTGGCTATCTTTACCAATAATTGCCGCTTTAACTGGGCCTGACGCTGGGAAAGTTTCCATAATTGTTTCGGACTGGAAACGTACAACTGCTTCTGTAATCATTGGGTGGAATACACCACAAGCGCCATCCCAAGGTTCTACGCGTTCTTCAAACTTCAGGCCAAGCAAAGTAATACCGTCTTTGTACATCTTCTCCCAGTCTTTGCGGGAGTTCAGGTCATTATCAATATCGCCAGCTAATTCGGAAGCTAGACTCTCTAGCTCGCCTTCATCCATTTCTTCCGCTAAGTTAGTATCAAACTCTGGGTCTTCGGCTGGCTCAATATCAATTTCCATACCGTCAATGCCAATATGAACGGCCTCCGGGTCTTCGATTTCAATTTCTAAATCGGGTTGCCCATCTTCTTCTTGTAATCCTTGCGGAGCACGGTATAAACTTTTGTCGACTGCCATAATATGTCCTATTTAAAAGCTGGACCAGTTGCCCAGCATGTTGCTGTGTATCGTTTGCCTTTAGTAACTTCGGTAACGCGGTGCTCTAAAACGGAAGGAAAAATAATTATGCTTCCTTGTGGCAGCTTAGGATTTAGATTTGGGTTTATGGCCAGTTCTAAATTACCGCCTTCAAAACTATCCGGATTACTTAAGAATGCTATAGCCGATAGTTTACGCTGTTTATTCGCTTTATCGGGTGGAAAACTATCAATATGCCATTTATAATGTCCGCCGTTCTGGTATTTGGCTATCTGAATATCCTCTACCCCATCAATATCAAAGCGCCAATCTATCTTATTTACGGCGTTTATGTGGGTTTGAAGTACGCAACCAATGATGCTCATGGGCGTTAGGAACGCTATATCTGTTTTACGAGTGGGATTTTCCACACGGTTTTCTTGGTCGCGCCCAACTTTGGCATTGTGCGCTTGATCCCAAGGTGTAGTTTTAATGATGTATTCGCACATAGAACGTGGAATAACTTTCTCGGAGACGTAGTAGTAGTTGTTTAGCATTATTTTGTTTTAGCTTGGTCTTCTAGTTCAAGGATCTTTATTTTTAGTTCGCGCACTTGGTCTTCTAAAGCAAAATTATGCTTAGCGACTTCTTCAACAAACTCAACCATTTTAGGGTAAACCCGCAGCGCTTCGTACGCAAACGCATCTTGCCAGTCTTTAAGAGTCTTACCATCGTTAGCTGTTCTAACATTTTTAAGCATTATCAGCTGGTCGCCGTACGCCTCAATACGTTTAGCCCGTTCAACGGCTTTATATAAAATCTCTAGTTTGCTTAGCATGTACATCAGTAGTAGCTCCTTCTCCGTCTATACTGCGCTGATTCTTCCGCCATATCAGAACTTAATGTTACAAACCCGCCCTGCCTATAGCGTAGCAAGGCTTGAGATACCGTATCCACATAGTCATCATGCTCGCCTACAGGGAACGCGGCAACTTCCTCAATCACATCTTTAGCCCAACGACGGTCAGGCGCCCACACAGCTCCAGAGGCAAACAAGTCACTGATTGCATTTACACGGGCGATTTTATCATTACCTCGGCTTGGGTTGGTTTCTTGCACAGGTATGCCCATGCGTCTAAGTTCTTGAATCAACGGAGCACCAGACGCTTTTTTCTCGATGATGAACGCATCAGGGTCCCATTCTTTCCAGTGTTTGTACGCCGTAGCTTTTAGTTCTGGGAACGTCATCCGGTCTTTGAACGCATCTAATAGAATCAACTGAGGGGCATTGCCTTCCTCCTCGTTGTACCAAACACCCCATGTTGTGCAGGCGCTATAGTCCGATGTGGTCTTAACTTCAAACGCCGTATCCCATGACTGGATCACAAACTCAACGTCCGGTGGGGTTTCTTTCTCCCATATGCGCCAGTCACTTCTTTTAATCACGGCGCTTGTATCGCCTGTGGGGTTCTGCATGTACTGCGCGTTCCAGTACCGTGGGTCCATCTGAAGTTTTTTAGCTTCTAACTGCTCGAGTGGCCACTGCTCAGGCCAAAGACTTTTTCCGCTAGGCAGGATGGCTGGCAGCTCAACAACTTCCCAAGGTTCTGCTTCCGGGTTTTGTATAGTGAAGTTCACTAGCCGCCCAGTTAAATCTACCAAAGACCAGCGCGTCATAATAACAATGATCGCACCCCCCGGCATTAGTCGCTGCAAGGGACCGGTTTGAAACCAGCTCCACGCATTATCAAAGGTAGCTCTACTATTCGCTTTAATGTCTTGCTCGGAGTGGGGGTCATCAATAACGAACAAATCAGCACCACGACCGGCAAGAGCGCCGCCAACACCAACAGCGTAATACTGACCACCAGCTCCCGTCGACCACTTACCTGCTGCTTTTTGGTCGTCCGCGACAACCGTGTTCGGAAACACCTCTTTATATTCTTCGGATTCAATTAAATTCCTCACTCTTCGACCAAAGTCTTCAGACAAGCCCGCCGTATGCGTAGCCATAATGATTTTTTTAGTGGGGTCCTGGCCTAGATAGAACGCCGGAAACAGATAAGACGAGAACTCAGACTTACCCATACGCGGTGCGATGTTAATAATCACCCGTTTTTTCTTGCCAGCCAATACGTCTTCAAAAATTTTAGCCAACTTGCGGTGGTGGGGCCCTACTTTAAACCCCGGATATACGTGTTTTGCAAAATCAATCGGATCTTGCTGGGCTTTTTTAAGACTGGCTCGGTTTTCCTGCTCTTCTAAGTCTGCTAAGAACATCGCTTTCTCAACAGTCGTCATGTCTTTGAGCGCCATCTGTGCAGCTAACGCTTCTTCTGGGGTTAAATAGTCCAGTTTCATTCGTCGGTGTCGTCAATGTGTTGTTTTGGCGCAACAATTTTCTCTACAACTTCAATTTCATCGACTTCTACCACCTCAGCCTTGCCCATGTACTTAGCCAACTTCTCCCGAATGCGCTTTTCCAAATCTTCATCAGACACTTCTGTGCTTTTTACTTCAACGCGATCTGTAAACAGGGCAACTTCTGTTACCTTCCCAAGCAACTCCAAAGCTTTTAATCTGATTCGGGCATCAGGGTGGTCAGTTTCTTTTACTATTTTTGCTACGCTCATTGAACGTAGCTCGTTGGCCTGCTTTACAAACTCCCACTGATACCCCGTCACCATAGCTACGGCATTAACAATTTCTTCTGGGGCTTGTAAGTTAAGCAGTTGGTTTTTTGCGTCGGGGGAATTAGTTGTTAGGGCCGCAAACGCGTTGGCCACTTGTTGTTCCTGCGCTTTTGATAAGACTTCTTGGTCTTCTTCTTCGGAGGCAAACTGATTTAACCAGTCCGCCGTTTGCTTTTGCGCTCCAAGAGTTTGGGGCGCGTTGATTTTTTCTAAAGGTACGAAGCCCCCAGCATCTGACTGAACGTCAGGAGTAAAATCGGCTTCATCTGCTGAAACTAGGTGTTCTAGTAACAAAACTGTATTCCCTTTGGTTGCGTGGTTGGGGTCACGAATGTGTGTAGTATAGTACACTTTTTTAGTTTTGCGTTATACTATGCGCACGTATGGCTTTTCCTCCTTCGTTTGGGTCGTACGTAAATCTCCTTTGTTGTGATGGTTTAGCCCCCGGACTTAAAACGCCCGGGGGTTTTTTTTTATTTGGCTTTTGGTTTTACGTATTGCTTTAAAGAAGAAATAAAGTGGTCTAGCCAAAACTGGTTACCTTGCGCAACAGCCTCAACTGTATCAATCCATTTCTTTACCGCGGCTACATATTCGTCGTACATATCGTTTCCTTTTAGTTATGGGGTACCCCCCGTTGATATAGGTCTATTTTAGTTTGTTTTATTGTGCACTGCAACAATACTCATTAATGAGTCCGTATGGGGGTTAAGGCTTCTTTTATGAGTCATTTGGGGTTTGTCTTGATACCTATGGGTATCATTTCGCGGGTTGTTTTTGTACCTATAGGTTGGGTTTTGCTGTGTTGTAGGCGTTACTTTTTTATACACTTGCGCACTTTTTCTTACATTTGTGTAGTTTGTTACACATTTTTATCCGGTTTTGTTGTCTAAGATTTGACATAGCTTGTCCGAAATTTGTTATTTTTTTGTGCTGTATGTATTTGATTTTGCAAGGGTTTTACACAATTTGACATTTTTTAGCTGTGCGGTTACGAAACAATGATCTGGTCACCATGCCACCACTCCCCAAAATAGGTCGGGTGGGGGGTGGGTGGGGTCTACAAAACCACAGTACGAGGGGGAAACATACCCCTAAAGCTATACTGTTTACATGGATAGAACATCTATTCATTCGTTGCCAAGCCGATATGCTTGGCTTTTTTATTTACAGGAGT